GGTGGTGGCAAATCTGCTCTCGGTGTTTTATGGCTTATTGAACAATGTCAAACCTATCCGGCTACTCGTTGGCTAATGGGTAGGTCAAAGCTAAAGACATTAAAAGAAACTACTTTAAATACTTTCTTTGAACTTACATCCAATTTAAAGCTATCTACTTCCTATAACTATAATAGTCAAACTGGAGTAATCACCTGGACAAATGGAAGTGAAATACTATTAAAGGATTTATATTCCTATCCCGCTGATCCAAACTTTGATAGTTTAGGTTCGTTAGAGATAACCGGAGCCTTTATAGATGAGTGCAATCAAATATCATTTAAAGCGTGGCAAATAGTTACATCCAGGATAAGATATAAACTAAATGAATATAACTTAACTCCAAAGATATTAGGTACGTGTAACCCGGCAAAGAACTGGACATATTCAAAGTTTTACATTCCTACTGCTGCCGGAACTATAAATGAAACGAGAAAGTTTATACAATCATTACCAACTGACAATCCAAACTTACCACCATCCTATTTAGATAGTTTACTCGCTTTGGATGAGAATAGTAAGCAAAGGTTATATTATGGTAATTGGGAGTTTGACAATGATCCTGCAAGACTTATCGACTTTGATAAAATACAGAACATATTTACAAACGACTTTGTCGATAGTGGTGATATGTATATTAGTGCGGATATTGCTCGATATGGAAGCGATAAGATGGTTATACTTGTTTGGAGTGGCTTCCGGGTTATTGAGATATTTACGCTCGACAAGTCAAGTATTACTGAAACTGCCGAAGCAATCAAATCATTAATGAATAAATATCGGGTGCCATTGTCTAACGTGGTTGCCGATGAGGATGGTGTTGGTGGTGGTGTTGTTGACATTGTACGTTGCAAAGGATTTGTAAACAACTCCAAAGCATTGAAAGAGGAAAACAATAATGTAGAATATCAAAACCTAAAAACGCAATGCTATTATAAACTCGCTGAACTAATCCAATCCAACAAACTATTTATTGATTGCAATAATGCAGACATTCAAGATATAATAACCAAAGAGTTAGAACAGGTTAAAAGGGATAAGATTGACCAAGATGGTAAACTGCGAATACTTCCAAAAGATAAAGTAAAGGAGTTGATTGGACATTCGCCTGACTATTCCGATGCGTTGGCCATGCGTTTCTACTTTGACTTAAAACAAACTTTCTTTACATTCTAAAAAAAATATATACTATTTATATTAAGTCTAAATAAAATTTATATCTTTGTATCTATAAACACTACTTTTAATGGAGAGAATAGAGTTCAAACAATTAGCATACGACTTAAAAGAGTTAGACGAAAGCAAAGGAGTTGTTACTGCTTATGCTAACGTTTACAATGTAAAAGATAGCGATGGTGATATTTCTGCTTATGGATCGTTTAACAAAACGGTTGCAGAAAACTTCAAACGTATTAGAGTATTGAAGGATCACAATCCTACTATGATGATTGGCGTTCCTTTAACTATTGATACTAAAGATACTTATGGTTTGCTTACTACAACCCAATTCAATATGAAAAAGGATTTAGGTCGTGATATGTTTACCGATGTTAAACTGATGCACGATAGCAATCTAAATGCGGAGTTAAGTATTGGATATAAGGTAATGAGTAGAGATGCAAAAGAGAAAGCCAAAATTACAGAGTATAAACTTGCTGAATATTCATTCCTGTCAAGTTGGGCAGCGAATGAATTAAGTACAGTACAAAATATAAAAGCTATTAAATCGCATTACGGTTTAATGGAATTGATAACAAAAGCATACGATTTGGATTATTCAGATGCCAGGTTAAAACAAATCGAAACATTATTAAAAGCACTTACAGATGAGCCGTCAGAGCCTGACACTTTTACAAATGAGCCGCTTATATTAGACACGTTAAAATCATTTACAAACTCGTTAAACATAAAATAAAAATGGACGAAAAATTATTAGCCGAATTGGCAAACATTAAAAGCGGATTAGAAACTAAAACCGCTACAGAAGTAAAAAGCGCAATCGATGCTTTCGAAACAAAATTAACTGCTTCAATCAAATCTACTTTCGAAGCTGATATCAAATCAGTACGTGAAGAATTGGAAGCTAAATTTACTGCTGACTTGAAAGCTGTACAAGATCACGCTGACAAATTGGATGTAAAACTTCAAGAGAAAGCTAAAGCTGAAGCTAATGCAAATGTTGACAACATTAAATCTTTAATTAAAGATAATGCTGAAAGAATTGCAACAGTTGGAGAAAACAACAAAATCAGATTGAAAGCTGTAGGAAATATGACTACTGCTAACTTTACTGGAGAAGAGCCAAGAGATTATAACTTCGATATAGTTAGATTCCCTTCACAAATGTTAAACGTTGCTGACTTAACAGGTAACATTAACATCAATGGTGGAACTTATACTTATACAGTAGAAGGTGCTGGAGAAGGATCAATCGGAGCTAATTCAGAAAACTCTGGTAAAAACCAAAGAGATTACGATTTTACTGCTGTTGATGTTTCTACAAACTTTATAGCAGGTTTTGCTCGTTACTCTAAAAAAATGCGTAACAATCTATCTTACATCACTTCAGCTATTCCTGACTTGTTAAGAAGAGATTACTTGAAAGCTGAAAACGCTGCATTCAACACAATATTAGCTGATGATGCTACAGCTTCAACTGAAATCATAACAGGAAGTTCTAAATCTGAAATGCTTATCAATGAGATTGGTAAATTAGAAGATGCAAACTATACTGTAAATGGTATCGTTATCAGACCAACTGATTATTTAGATATCTTGAAAACTGCGAAAATGGATTTAGAGTCTGCCGTTACTTACGAAGGTGGAGTTTTAAGAGTTGCAGGAGTTCAAGTATTTAAAGCTACTTGGTTAGGTGCTAACAAATACTATGTAGGTGATTGGACAAGAGTTAACAAAGTAACTACTGAAGGTTTATCTTTAGAGTTTTCTGAAACAGAAGGAACAAACTTTGTAAACAACAACATCACTGCTCGTATTGAGGCTCAAGTTGCTTTGGCTGTTGAGCAGCCATTAGCGATTGTTTATGGTGATTTCACTGCTACGCTTGAATAATCATTAAGATTTTTAAACTAAAGCCACTGCTTGATTGTGGTGGCTTTTTTTATTTTAAATAAATACATTAATAAACTCCATATGACATTTAAAGTATTAAAACCATTTTACACTCATTCTAACAAACAAAACTATAAAGTAGATCAAACTATTGAGTTGACTAAAGAACAAGCTATAGGAATGCTTACTGCTGGTTATATAGAAGAAGTAAAAGAAGTAAAAGAAGTGAAAGAAGTGAAAGAAACTAAAAGCAAAAAATAATGACTAATTATACCGATGTTATTTCTTTAGAACAAGCGAAGTTATATCTTAAAATTGATGATGGGCAAACCGTTACTGATGATGAAATAACCGGAATGATAAACTCTGCACTTTCATTTATTGAGAAACGTACAAATCACATATTTAAAACACGTGATAAAGTATATTTTAAAGATTGTGCTTTAGTGCAACAAGTTAGAGTTTACGATTATCCTATTGACAATACCGAAACCGAATTTGATATAATTTACAGGCCTTTATATGCTATTGTTCCAACGGTTAATAACATGGTTACTTTAACAACTGGATATACTTCTGTTCAGGATATTCCTTCGGAGTTAATTGATTCAGCTTTGCAACTGATCAACTTTTGGTTTTATAATTCAGAAACTAAAAACGCTATGAATAGTGTCCCTGACTTTGTCTTATCTAATATTGATGTTAACAGACGATTTTTATAATGATTGCAAGAAAATACGATAGAATTATTGAAATGTGGAAAACAGTAACTGTTGCTGATGGCTATGGTGGTAACATTGTAACTACTGAATTGGATTATTCTTTATGGTCAAATGTAAGTACAAAGCAATCCAGTAGAACAAACGAAAACGGACAAAACGATAATTTTGTACAGGCAGTTTTTACAGTTCGTAACAACCCTAATTTTAGTATTTCTATAAAAGACAGCTTCATTGTTTATAATAGTGTTGCTTATAATATTGATAGCGTCTTAAATATTGACTTGGATAATATTGATATTGAAATACAAGCCACTCAACGAACCTAATGGAAATAAAAGGCTTAAATAGTGTTTTAGCTAATTTACGAAAGTACGGCAAAGAAGCTGAAAAGGATATTGAAGGAGTTACTGAATTGGTGGCTCGTAATATTGAAAAGAATGCTAAAAATTACGCTCCGGCAAACTTTGGTAAGTTAGGTCAATCTATACAAGCCATAAAAGATAATCCATTAAATTGGAAGATTGAAGCTGGTGGAGTTATTGCTCCTTATGCTCCATTCGTTGAATTTGGAACAGGTGGTTTAGTTAATGTTCCAAACGAACTAAAAGATCAGGCAATTAAATTTAAAGGCAAAGGAATAAAGCAAGTTAATTTAACGGCGAGACCTTATTTATATCCAGCCTTATTGCAAGGCAGAACAGAATATTTAGAGAAGTTAAAAAAAGTATTAGATAAATATGGTAAATCCAAATAAATACGTTAGGAAAGCTTTATACGATGCCATAATAGGCGATTATGATTGTTATGATATGCAAGTAACCGGCAATGATAATCCGACTCAATACGTTATTATTTCAACACAGGACAAAGAGATTGACAAAGCTACTAAATGCAATTATCAATGGATTTCATATACTCTTTTAGATATTGTAAAGATTTACAATGGTGCGGGGAATGTAGGTAGTAGATTGGTTAACGATGACATGGAAAACAATATATTATCATTAATCGAAAATGTTACTATTGATGGATTTACAGTTGTTAATCGTAGATATGAGTTCCCAAGTAATTTAGATAGCAGTACAGCAACACAAACAGTTTATCGTAACTTTATTCGAGTTATTTTAACATTAGAATAAATTTTATAATTATTTAGAATAAATATAAATAAAATTATTATCTTTGAATTTGAAATCATTAATTTATAAAAAATAGAAAATATGTCAATAAGAGGCGAAAAAGGAATACTTTACATTTGGGACACAGCAGCCTATAAGCCTGTTGCTTGTCTTACTTCAAATGGATTAAACACAACATTAGCAATGATTGAAAGCACAACTAAATGCTTTCCGGGTGTAGTTAAAAAAACGCCAGGAACATTTAGTTATTCAGTAGATGCAGAGGGCGAATATATCGACACAACTACTGCTGGAGGTGATGATGCAAAAGCTTCACATGATGCTTTGTTTTTATTGCAACAAAACAAAACTTTAGTGACTTGGAAACTTGATACAAACGTTGATGATGCTACTTCTGTTAAATACTATGGTGATGCTTACATTACTGATTTAAGTGCTACTTTCGGAAGTGGTGACGAGGTTACAACTTTCTCACTTACTTTGGATGGTGATGGTGCAATAGTATTAACAGATCCTAACGATTAATGAAACAAATAACCTTAACTATTGGAGAAAAAGAGCGTGTATTTCATTTCGGATTAGGTTTTTTAGGAAACTTACTTGAAAGCGAAAACATAGCAATGAATGAGATTGATGCTAAATTAGCGGAAAATCCTTTTAAATGGATACCTTTAATTATGTTTTATAGTTGTGCTTTCGGTTTTAAACGCAGAAATGAATTTCCTGACTTTGATGCTTTTGATGTGGCGGAGTGGATTGATGAAGTAGGAATGGATAGCGAAGTGGTTAAAAGTTTCTTTGAAGCGTTTACTCAATCCTTAACAAAGGATGTTCCTGAAGATAAAAGCAAAAAAAAAATAGTAACGAAAAAATAAACTGGAGCGAGGATGTAATTTCTTTTGCCATTGGTGAATTAAGAATGTCGAGTTTGGAAGCGGTTTACGATATGACGTGGGCGGAGTTTCAAATTCGACTTTTTGCATATAAAAGGATTGATTTATATGATTGGCAAAAGTTAAGAGAGTTAATGTGGACCAGTTACATTGCACCGCATCAAGATCCTAAAAAGATGGTTAAACGCAAAGAAGCGTTTTTACCTTTGAATAATGAAAAGCAAGTTAGGTCAGGTGTAACGGATGAGATGAAAGAAAGGTTTATGAATGAGTTTAGAAAATATCAAGAAAAAATAAAAGCATAATGGCAGGAGGTAAATTAACAGTTGAGATTGGAGCAGACATTACCGACTTTGAAAAGAAAATCAAAGAAGTTGAGTTTGATATAAAAGAACTGTCAAAGGTTAAACTTGATAGGTTAAAAGTTGGTTTAGATACTACTGAAATCAATTCGCAAATTAAAGATGCAAAGGCAAGTTTAAACAGCCTTAAAAGTACTGTTAAAGATACAGGAGCGCAAATAGGTGGTCAGTTTACTAAACAAGTTGGTAATGGTGCTAACACATTAACGCAATTTAGTAGAATAGCGCAAGATGC